ACGGAGGCACAGGAGATGGCGGTGGCCGGTGTCGCCGCGGGTCAGGGGATCTACGAGATCACATTGGTGTCGTCCGGTATGACGGTGCAGTTGGGGAACCGCTCGCTGAACATCACGCCGTTGCGCGTCTCCTAGAGGAGGGTCAGATGAGCTACACCACGATTTCGCAGTGCGTCAGGGGAAGATGAGCGGCTGGAACTGGGACGAGCCGTACCCGGGCGCACCGATGGTCGCCGTCAAGGGGTTCCCCAGGCCCTGCTACCCGCCCGACGCCTCCCCCGGCCACACCCCGTCTGCGGACGGGCCTGACGTGGAGGCGTACAAGCGCACAATCTCCCGTGCGGGACGCTGGAAGTGGCAGGCGTTCGACCAGGCGTACTCGAACGCGTTTTCACATGGAAAGGCTGGTGGCAACGTCGGAGACTCCGGGGTTGCCGGGGTGCAGCGCCAGCAGAACATCACGGCGACAGGCTGGATCGGCAAGGACACGTTCAACCTGTTGCGCTCGATCAAGATCCCGGCTGGGCTTCCGCACGCGGGCGAGATGGCGATGGACGCACGTTCCGTCGAGCTGATCAACGCGGCCTACACACAGTTCGGCGGCAAGGAACCCCAGCCGGGGGGAACCTCTGCCGCCGAAGCAAGGTTGAAGAAGGCGACGGGCGAGATCGGGACGAAGGAGTCGCCTGCGAACTCGAACCAGTGCAAGTACACGGACTGGTACGGGATGGTCGGGCCGTGGTGCGCGATGTTCGCGACCTGGTGCGACCAGCTCTCCGGGTCACCGACGCAGAGCTTCGAGCGCGGCACCGAGTACGCCTACGTGCCCTACATCGTCAACGACGCCCGCCTCGGTGTGAACGGACTCTCGGTCACATCGTCACCGCAACCCGGCGACCTTGTCTGTTACGACTGGAGCTGGGACGGCGAGTACGACCACATCGGGATCATCGAGTCGGGGTTGGACTCGTCCGGCAACTTCACCGCGATCGAAGGCAACACCTCGACATCGAACAACTCGAACGGAGGTCAGGTGATGCGCCGTGGCCGCAACAAGAAGAACCAGGGGACGGTGTTCGTCAGGGTGAGAGAGCCGTGACCTTCAAGGACATGTACACCCGCGTGCAGTTCACGCTCGGGATGGAAGACTCGGTCCCGAACGACGAGACGATCCTCGCCAAGCAGTACCTGAACGAAGGCGTGGTCGACGTGCTCACGCGCACGCGCCCCTACACGCGCTGCGTGCACCTGAACGTGACTGCGAACACCCCGGTGCACGACATGTCGAACGCGATCCTGGCGCTGCTCGATCTCGCAGACCCGAACGGCAGCGGCTTCCTGAACCGGCTGACCCGCGAGGACGCCGTCCAGGCGCAACAGGACGGGAAGCCGGGGTTCGCCTACGAGGAGCCGCTCTTGTGGCTGTCCCCGATCCCGTCGGTCGACACGACGATCCAGGCCTACGGCGTCTTCCGCCCGACCTCGATGGTCAACGACACGGACGACTGCTCGACGCCCAGCCTCGGTGGCTTGGCCCCGGAGTTCCATTCGGCTGTCATCAACTACGCGCTCTGGAAGGGCGGCGAGTACGTGCAGCACGAACAGTCCGGTGGCGGCGAGCGCTGGCGCATGACCTACGAAGGCCAGGACGGGCAGGGCGGCGACATCTCCCGGATCAAGAAGATCCTGACCAAGCGCGCGACGCCGCAGGGGACGATCCGGCGCGACCTGACGCGCAACCTCGGCATGGTGTCGCCGTCGGGGGCCTACCTGGGGGGCTGATGGCGCAACCCGTCTCTGTCCTCGGTGACGTTCGCGGGATCGCGCGCGACTTCTCGATGGACCAGCTCCCGAAGGGCTACGTCTGGGATCTCGTCAACTACGTCCCGTCGCGTAGAGGCGCGAAGCTCGACGGCAGGAGAGCCTGGAAGTTCATCACCGCCAACGGGGCGCTGGCTGGCCCCGTCACCGGAGGGCTGCACGCCGCCTTCACCGCGGGGGGCACCCTGCTGATCTCCGGGGGGCCGAACCTGTACTCGGTCGATGTCGACTCCGGTGCGGCGGTGAACGCAGGCGCGCTCTTCCCGTCCGGCGTCAAACAGAACGGCAGGCTGCTGCACAACCGCGCCTGGTTCGCTGACGCAACTGCCGCCTCGAAGCCGAAGTACGTCACCAGGTCGGGGTCGACCGTGTCCGCGCCCGCGCTGGCATCAGGGGCGAACGCCCCGGTCGGGTCGCTGCTCGCCGTGCACAAGGACAGGCTGCTGGTGGCCGGTGACCCCGGCAACCCGACTCGTATCTGGTTCTCGCCGCTTGAGTCCTCGACCGACCCGTCCTTCCCCGGCCCGCCCTCGACGGGTGCGTGGGACCCGAAGGCGAACATCGACACGTCGCTGCCGATCACGGCGCTGTGGCCGATGGGAAACCAGATCATGGTCTTCCACAACGGCGGCATCGAACGGATCCGCGGCGGCATCCCTCCCGGGACGCTGGTCGACTCGGACATGACGATGGACACGTTCACCGACCAGGTCGGGACCTCCGACCCGACCTCGGTCGTCGGCTGGCAGGAGAACGTGATCTGGGCAGCACCGAGAGGCGTCTACCTCTCCGACGGGGCGACGATGCGCTCGCTGACACAACAAGGTGGGATTGCGGAGCTGTGGCGCTCGGTCTACAACAACAAACGCCCAGGAACCCCGGTCGTCGCCGCTGTCTTCCTCGACATGCTGTTCATCTCGATCTGCATCAACTGGGACATGACCTATCCCTACGATCTGCGCTGCTTCACGCTGGTCTGCGACCTGAACGAGCGCGCCTGGTTCCGCTTCGCGAACATGTGCTCGCTCTGCTCGATCCCGTCCTCGGTCGGCACCGAGGAGGTGTGGTGGGGCTTCGACGGCTACAACTTCGACGCCAGCTACGCGAACCGGCTCTCGCGCTTCTCGGACATGCTCTTCACCGAGCTGGATGTCGTCACGCTGGAGAACCTCGACACGCGCGCGTATAGCTACAGCCCGGTCGACCAGATCGACGGCAACGGGGTCGCGATGCTGCCGCAGATCGAGACGGGCTTCCTGCGGCTCGGCCCCGAAGGCAGGAAACGGTTGCGTCACATCTTGGTGTCGCACACGACCGAGACGGCGACGCCGACAGCGGGGACGGTCAACAAGCTGAAGATCAGCTACAAGCTGCGCCCGTACCCGTTCGCCCCGTACACGACGCTGGCATCGATCCCCGGCATCGATGACTACCGCCGCTACCGGGTCAGGCTGGACAGGTCCGGCTACGGGATCGGGATCAAGGTCGAGCAGACGATCGCAACGTCGATCTCGCGTCTGCACGACATCGCCGTCGACCAGTGGGCGCTTGACCGCGGGCATCTGTGAGCGAAGTCGCGGTTGGTGGTGGGCGCGACCGCCCGGAAGGGAAGCTCACCCCGGTCGAGCGCAAACAGGTCAGCCGCCTCTTCTCCGACCCGACCTACTTCCCGCCTGAGTTCCGCGTCTGGCTCAAGGAGTTCATCCAGAACGCAGGCATCACCGTCACCGCCTCGCAGATCGTCGGCTCGAACACGATCCGCACCGGCCTTCCCCCGGGCATCTTCATCTCCTGCGGCGCGGCCGGTGCCGTCCCACCCGACGCGCTCGCCTGCGACGGCCGCGCCGTCTCGCGCACGACCTACAACCTGCTGTTCGGGAAGATCGGCACCACCTGGGGGGCCGGTGACGGGGCGGCGACCTTCAACCTGCCCGACATGCGTGACCGCTCCCCATTCGGGGCCGGGGCCGCGGTCGGCGCGGGCGCGACCGACGGGCAGGCGTACGGCTCCCGCGGAGGCCCCAGGCACTCGACTTCGCGCGGTGGCGGCGTGACCAAGAGCGGCACCGTCTCAGGCAGCCTGCCGACGAACCCGCAGGGCTTCAACCCGAACCCGTCGACCGGTTCGGCCGGAGCCGCGAGCGGCGACCGCTCGTTGCAGCAGGCGGCGCTGTCGATCGTTGACGGGATCACGGTCAGCGAGAACATCACGGTCGGACCGCCAGGCCTGCTGGCCGACGCTCCGAACTGGGCGGGCGTCGTCTACGCGATCACGACCGGGCAGACGGCGTGATGTCCTGGCCCTTCTTCAAGATTGGAGCGTTATGCCGCCGTCATTGAGAGTGAAGCCGCTACCTGCCACACCGCCCGGCTATCCGCAACACGTCTCGACGTTCGGCCGCTACCAACTGTCCTATCCGCGCGGGCTGACGCTGCCGAAGCCGAAGCCTCCTCAGGATCCCTACGCCGACCCGACGAAGGGCGGCTACTTCGAGGACCCGCCGGTCCCGGGGCAGACGACGGTGCCGCAGCAGGGGCCGTATGACCCGATCGCGGGCAGCTACTACGGCAACCCGATCTACAACATCCCCGAATCGAGCCTTCCCGACACCGGCACGGTCATCCCGTACGGGGGCTGGTCGACCGTACCCGGAGCAACCCAGGCACCAGGCCCGCCCTGGGAAGGGATCGCCCCTCCCGGCCTGACCGGCAACCCGCTCGGCGTGAAGCCGGACATCGAGGACCTGATCAACAGGGACGCCGAGGTGCAGCGGGCGATCACGAACCGGGGCACCGCGCTCGGCACCGCCAATGACCTCTTCAACACCGCGCTGAACAGAGCAGCGGTCGCGCTCGGACTCGGCGGGCGCGGGATGGGCGCGGAGCTGGTCCCGCAGACGATGGGGACGATGGTGACCCTGGACGAGAAGGGGAACCCGGTCAGAAGCGCGCGACCGTTCGGGAGCCTGATCACCCCGGAGACGATCCAGAACGCGATCGCGAACAAGTACTCCACGAACCAGCAGATCCAGAACCAGCAGGATCGCTCGCAGGCGCAGATGTCCGCCGCGCTCGCCGGACGCGGCCTGCTCTCGTCGGGGCAGCTCTCGAAATCGGCTGGCGACATCGACGCCTCGGCGGCGCAGGATCGCTTCAACGCCTTGCAGCAGTTCCTCGGCACCGCCGAGCAGGGCATCGGTGGCATCGCAGACCAGGAGTCGGCGCTCGACCAGGCGATCGCGACGGCGCGCGGGAACGCGGGCGGGCGCGCAGCAGAAGCGCTCAGAGCCTGGTTGCAGGCGCAGTCCGATGTCGAGAACACCCCGACCGCGATCCCCGGGGTGGGTGGCGGCGTCGGCGGCGACACACCGACAGGCCCGCAGGTGCCGTTGCCGCCCTCGATCACGGGCATTCTCCCGACGCCGCCGAGAGTACTGCCGGGAGCTGCCGGTCCGGCGACACCGAAGACGACCCCGATCAAGGTGCCGATGGTTCAGCACGTCTCAACGAGCGGCGGATACCTGAATGCTGCGTATCCGACCGGGCGCTACGCAAGGCCCCCCTACCGCTAATGGCCCCGGTCAAGATCAAGCCGACCGCGATCGGGCCGGGTGGGCTTCCGACCTACACGCAGGCGCAGCTCGCACAGGTCAGGCCGGGGCTGGACTACAAGACGTACATCACCTACCTGACCAGGAAGCGCGCTGCCTTGAAGACCCCGGGCACGGTCGACAACCTCAACTCGCTGTATCAGAACGCAGTCGGCGGGGTTCTCTCGCCTGCCCAGCTCGCAGCGATGCAGGCGAAGCAGACCGCGCAGATCATCGCCGGTCAGCGGCAGGCGATCGCTGACCAGTACCGCAACGAGGCCGCGCTCGCGAACCAGGCCTACCAGCGCGCGCTAGGCACTTCGCAGGCGACGATGAAGGCGCAGAACGAAGCCGGTGAGACGGTCGCGCGCATGAACGCCGGGTTGCTGCAGAACGTCAACGACCGCTACGGCAGCGCCGCCGCGGCGCTGAACGATCTCGCGACCAGCACCACACAAGGCCTGGGTGCTGATGTCGCAGCGAACACGGCACGCACCAACGCCGCGCTCGCCGCGTTAAACCAGCCGGGGATCGACAACGTGATGCCCGGACCCGAGCAGCCGGGAGTGCTCGCCTACCAGACGGGCGGTTTGGGATCGCAAGGCCTGACCGCGCTCGGCAAAGACCAGAGCTTCGGCCTCGCCGGGTTGATCAACGCGCAGCTCCTCGGCGCGAACCAGCAGGCGATCGCGAACCAGCAGGCGGCGAACCTGGCCGCAGGACAGACGCAGGCGGACGCGCTCGCGCAGGCGCAGCGCACACGTACGGCCGCGACGATGGAGATGATCAAGAACCAGCCGGGGATCGCCGCGCAGATCCTGAACCAGTTGCAGACAGCGAACCGGCAGCAGATCGCGCTCGCCTCGTCGCTGCTGCAGCAGGAGCTGGCTGCGAAGCAGGCGGCGTTCACGCGCAACCTGCAGACGAAGCAGTTCAACCAGGGCGTGAAGACGACCGCAGCGCAGTTGGCGCTGGCGAAGTCGGCGCAGGAGCTGACGGGGAAACGGCTGGAGCAGCAGCAGAACCAGTGGTTCCAGAACCAGGAGCGGCTGATCAAGCAGTTCAACGCCGGACAGGTGACCGCGGCGGCGAAGCTGGGGTTGCCGAACGCGGCGCTCTCGAAGGCGGCGGGGATGCTGGTCGACTCGAACGGGAAGCCGATCCCGGACGCGAACGGCAACCTGCGGATCCTGCCCGGGTTCAGGTACGACCCGAAGACCGGGCAGGTCGTCAAGGTCAGTACGACTCAGTCGGTGAACGGCGCACCGTCGACAGCGGCGATCTCGAAGTATCTGGGGACGTTGCAGCCGCGGCCGACCTACGTCACGCAGACGCGCAAGACCGCGCAAGGCTCGGCGTCGCGCAAGGTGCAGACCGGCGTCACCTACCCGGTCACCTACCAGCAGGCGTACAAGCGGCTGACGACCTGGGGCAAGCTGTCCGACAAGGACGCGCGCACCTACCTGCAGTCGATCTACCCGCGCGGAGCCGGTGGCCGCGCCTGGCTGACGAACGAGGAGCAGAACGCCCTGAAGCAGGCGCTCGGCTGGGACTACGGCAGGCTCGGTGTGGGCCAGGTCCCGGAGGGCTGGCCCGGGCCGGTCAGGTCGGTGCAGCCGCATCTGGAGAAGGACCCGAAGGGCGTCATGCACGCCTATCTGTCGCGCGAGCAGGTGTGGGCGCTGCAACAGGCGAAGCTGTTACCGCCCGGGCACACGGGACGCCTGACTGACGGCACCCCGATCTACTTCATCAACGCGACGGTCTAATGGCGAAGAAGAAGCCGTCCGTCGACTGGGGGTCCAGCGGTGGCGGTTCTAGCGGCGACGCTGGCTGGGGGCCGACCGACTGGAACATCGCGCCGCAACACCACGTCGGCTGGCTCGGGGAGATCGAGAACGCCGCGCGCTGGGTGGTCGACCAGGCCGCGCTGAGTCCGATGATCAACCCCGCCGCGTCGATCCTGCGACTCGGCGGAAGCCACCTGCCGAAGCCGATCCGGGTGCCGCTGCAGATCGAGGCGGGACTCGGCTACGCCCCGTTCGCTGCAGCGGAGCATCCGCTGAAGACATCGGAGCAGGGGATCATGTCGCTGGCGGGGCTGCCGTCGATGGGTTTCGCGACGGGTGGGCTGATCCACAACAAGGGCTTCAGCAAGGCGTTCCACATCCTGGCGACGGGGATCGCGAACGACTACAAGAAACGCTACGGGCCGAACTGGCGGCAGGAGGCGGCGAAGAACCCGTTCGCGGACCTGTCGGACATGCTGATCGTGATGGGACCGGCGTTCCGGAGCGCGGCGGCGCTGGGCGCGCTGCGCAGCCTGCGGCTCGCGGGGGAACCGGCGACGCTCTCGAAGCTCTGGGGTGAGATCGCCGCCCCCGGCAGCAGAGGCGGGCTGATCAGGGACCCCGTCTCGGGCGAGCTGATGCCGCCGCCGACGACGCACAAGGTCACATACACGACCCCGGAGGGGACACAGCTCACGAAGGAGTTCCCGATCTCACGCTCGCCGTTCCGGCGCGCGATGCAGGAGGCGGGGATCGATCTCTCCGAGGAGCTTCCAGGGCTGCCCGGGTACGGGGCGCTGGCGCGCGTCAGCAGGGGCGCGACGAGAGACATCGCGCGCGCGGTCGACCGCACCCTCGGCCAGGTGCTCGATCCGACGGTGCTGAAGAAGCTCGGCAAGGCTGGCCGCACCCGGCTCTACTGGGTGTCCCAGTTGGGCGTCCACAGCGACGAGGGGCTGAAGGCGTGGCGCGACATCCTGCATTCGCTCTACCACGACGACACACCGACCGGGAACGCAGACGCGGACGCGTTCATCTTCCACGCGAAGCAGCTCGGCTTCGGAGACAAGCTGCTCCAGCGCCTCGATGACGCGATCGCCTACAAGCCGGACGCGAACTTCGAGAAGGCGTGGCAGTCGCTGCGTGACGCGACGAACGTGTCCGAGAACACGATCGCGGACGCGAACGGGTTCACCTCGCTGGCGACCGACCTGACGCGCGCGACCGACCATCTGAAGATGCTGCACGCGGAGGGCGCGAGCGCCGACGCGATCACAACCGCCACCGAGACGGTGGCCGGTCTGAAGAAGGCGCTGGTCGAGAAGGAGCCTGCACTGCGCTCCATGTTCGAGGGCAGACGCAACCGGATGCGCGAGACGTACCTCGCGAACCTGCGCTCGAACGCCCCGGAGGCGCAGGCCTGGCACGACTGGCTGTCGCAGCATCCGAACATCGGCCCGGAGCAGGCGGACGAGGCGATCTGGATCGCTGACCGCTTTGCGCACCGCTTCATGCCCGACAACCCGGCCGAGTATTGGCGAACACGGATCGGGTCACCGCAGGGCGAGACGGCGCAGCAGTTCATGACGCGCGTCGGTAGCAACGCGCTCTTCCAAAACCCCAGCAACTTCCGTCGCTTCGCCGTCGAGGACACGTTGGGCGCACACATGAACAACGCGACCGTGTCTGGCGACAACCCCTACTACTCGCAGTTGCAGCGTTGGGCGGTGAAGACCTGGGACGCGCCGAAGAGAGCAGTAGACCTGGAAGACGAGCTGAAGGCGGCGATCAAGGAACCGGAGTACTACAACGCCGGGTTCGACCAGTGGCTCCGCTCGATGCCTCCCGATCACCTGATCACACAGGATGAGTTCCTTCAGCATCTCTCGAACCCGCTGAACGCCTACGACATCATCGAGACGTATCGGGTCAACCTCGATCATCTGCCGCGCGAGGCGCAGACGATCTGGGACAAGCCGAACAAGGGTGGCCTGCTCTCGCGTACTCCTGCGCCGGGTGAGTACCGGGAGATCACGATGACGCTCCCTGGAGGCCCCGGGCAGCGTGGCACGTTCGGCCTGGAAGTCCCGATGAAGTACCTGATGGACCCGATCTCGGAGTCGGTCACGAACCAGGGTGCCGCGTGGATGCACTGGCACATGCCCGACGTGGTCTTCCACATCCGTTTGCACGTCTTCGAGGAGAACGGCGTCAAGAAGCTGCTGGTCGAGGAGATCCAGTCGGACTGGGAGTCCTCCTGGCGCAAGCAGGCGCTGGCGCATCTGAACGCAGAGATCGCCGTCAGCGGACGCAAGCTCGGACGCACCGAAGCCGAAGACGCGATGGCGCTGGCGAAGAGCCAGTTCAGGGATCTGCCGATGGACGTGAAGCAGCAACTGAAGCATCTGTTCGAGCAAGCCGACCTGATCGAGAACGAGATTGACTACGCCCGCGACGACCTGATCTCGGCGCGGCTGCATGGCCCCAGCGACGATGTCAACCAGTTGGAGCTGGAGCTGGGACGGCTTGAAATCGACCACCAGGATGTGCTGGACGAGATCGAGCGGCTCGGCGTCGTGCCTCCGTCGCCGCTCGGCAAGAGCTACTACGAGGCGGCGATCCGGCGCGTTGGCCGTGAGGCTGCCGAGGAACAGGCACATGAGGTGCACTTCACCGACCCGCGGGTGCAGCACATCCGCAACCACAACTACTCGAACGAGATCCCTCATCTGAAGAAGGAAGAAGAGGCGACATCGAGCAACGAGCAGATGGGGGCTTGGTTGGAGCGCATCGGGCAGCTCGACAGGCAAGACACCCGCTACAAGAAGTTCCTCGGTGGCTTCGGCAACTGGAACTCGCTCTACGCCGAGAAGTACCCGACCGCGTTCCGCAAGGAGTACGGCGTCGGCAAAGCGGAGGCGGTGCCGAACGGCTACCAGGGACGCTATTCCGACGCCTACGGGTACAAGACGGTCGAGGGTGACCTCCCCAGCATCCGCGTCGAGATGACACCGGCTGCGTGGGAGAAGGCGAAGCTGCCGCAGCCGCTGTATCAACGCCAGCCGGAATGGGGCGCGCTGCCGCACGGCGCGACCGAGCTGCTCGCGAACGGCGACCGCGTCATCCACATGTTCCGCACCGCGAACATCTCGACCTGGATCCATGAGCTTGCGCACACGGCGGTGTTCGACCTCGAAGGCGCAGATCGCAAGACGCTGGAGGACTTCTTCGGAGGCGGCAAGAGCATCGAGGAGTGGAAGGACTCGCAGCATGAGAACTTCGCGCGCGCCTTCGAGCAGTACCTGCGCGACGGCAACGCTCCGAACGAGGCGCTGAAGAAGCCGTTCGCCGCGATCGCACGTTGGATGCGCGCGGTCTACAAGGAGATCACCGACCAGAAGATCGAGCTGCCGCAGGAAGTACACGACGTGTTCGACCGCATGCTCTTCCACGACGAGAACGTCCCGGACGTGTTCATCCCGCATCGTGCGAACGAGGCGAACTTGTCCGGGCTACGAACGTCACGGATGATGCCGCGCGCGAACCGGGAGATCGGCACCGAGGTCAAGTCGCGCATCCCGATGTTCAAGAGGAACCGGCTGGTGCTGTTGCGTTCCGGGATGCTCGATGACGACCCGGCGCATCTGTTCGAACACGCGAGCCGCTCGCTGGCGCTGGCGAAGGCGAACAACCTGCGCGAGGCGGTGCTGGAGCTGGCGGTCCCGTTGCGCAAGGGCGACCCGCCGCCGGACTTCAAGACGCAGTACGTCGTCAAGCGTGCAGGGAACGGTGTCGACAAGGCGTTGTACGACGCGTTGGAGAACGCCGACAACCCGGACGAGATCCGGCAGGTGATCAAGACCTACATCGATGACGCGATCGTCAGCAACGAGAACGACTTGACGAAAGCGAAGCTGGCAGAGGGCTGGACAGGCGAAGACCAGCTCTACGTCGTGAACAAGAAGGCGGTCGACCAGTTGTTCAAGTACGCGACGGGCAAGAAGCCGGGTGCGACAACAGCCCCGAAGACGCTGGCGGGGAAGATCGCGGACTCGGTGCTCGACTCGACGCGCGCGTTGCTCCTGTACGCGAACCCGGGCTTCTACGTCGCGAACATGGCGGGCAACGGGTTCATGATGTCGACCTCCGACCCGATCGCGTGGCGCTACTTCCCCGACTCGTTCAAGAACGCGCTCAAGGCAGCGTCAGGATCGAGTGATGTCAGCCCGCTCTGGCACCAGATCACGGTCGAGATGGGACGCGGGCCGACGGCCGGTCAGCTCTCGTCCGGCCCCAGCTACCTCGGCGCGGCCTTGCAGTCGAAGGGGCGGACGCTGTCGGAGTTCCCGACGCAGATGTCGCGAGCGTGGGGCGGACGCTCAGGTCATGTGATCGATGACAGCTTCCGCGTCGCCGCCTGGAAACGCGTCGCCGCCAAGCACGGATTCGCCTCGGACGCACGGCAGTCGAAGCTGCTGGAGGCAGCGGCGGGACACAGCGCCGACATGCGCGGGCTGTCGAAGCAGAAGCGGCTGGCAGTTCAGCGGCAGGCCGAGAAGGAGCTGGCCTCGATCCGCGACGAGGCCGAGAACCTGATGCTCGACTTCGACTCGATGACGCCGTTCGAGCGCAACTGGCTGACCAGGGCGATCTTCCTCTACCCGTTCCTTAGAGCCTCGGTCAAGTACCCGTTCATGTTCGCCGGGGAGCGCCCCACCGTTGCCGGTGCGCTCGGGCAGGCGGGGCTGATCGGGAACATGGCTGCCAACCAGGCGTGGGGGCCGCGCGACCCGAACCTGCCGCTGTGGGCGCAGGGCTACTCGCGCATCGGCCCGAACACGTTCACGAACTTCGGCTCGGTGTCGCCGTTGCAACCGCTCCTGGGGATCGCGGAGTCGGCGCTCTCGGTCGGAGGCCCCGCCCCGGTCGGGATCAACCGGCCGATCAGCTACCTGAACCCGATCCCGCAGCTCTTGATCGAGATGGCGCGGACGCAGAACAAGTACGGGCGCGACACGAACTGGGGGCAGATCCTGAAGCAGGACTACCCGCTCCCGGCCTGGCTGGCGCAGCTCGCTCATGCGCGGCAACCGTCACCGGAGTACACGAACCGCGACTTCTGGGACACGCTGCTGCGTTCGACGCGGCTCTACCCGTTCGGGATGGGGCAGCAGAACCAGCCGGGTTGGCCGTCGGTGGACTGGGGATCGAGTGGAGGCGGCAGCGGTGGCTAGCCTCGGTGACCACGCCTACGACCACGTCGCGGACACGTCCGGCTGGCCGTCGTCAGCCGTGCTCGCCTACCGACTCGCGATCCAGCAAGGCGCAACCCCGGCGCAGGCGAAGGACTTCGCCGCCGTCCAGTTCGGGGAGTCCGGCTTCGACCCGAACGCGCGCAACAAGTCCTCGGGGGCGGCGGGGCTGTACCAGCTCCTCTCGCAGGGCTACGTCGACCGCGCGAACGCCCTCGGCGGCGTCTACAACCCGCGCGCGAACATCATGGCGATCCTGCCCGACTACATGTCGTACTACCGCGCGCACCCGACCTTGGTCCCCGGGGCGGCGGGGGCCGCTGTCGAGCGCTCAGGCCAGGGCGCGCAGTACTACGCCCAGGGCTACCAGCATCTGCCGGGGATGCCCGGGGCCGGACAGCCCCCGGTAGTGCCGGGGACTCCGGGCACGCCTGGGGTCCCCGGCTCAGCGCCGATGGTGATCCCGGGCGCGACGATCCCGGGGATCCCGGGTCAGCGGACGCTGAACACGGCCGCGCTCAGCCGCAGGATCCTCGGCTCGTTCGCGCAGTCGGGGAACGTCAACCTGATGAACCTGCCGCAGTGGACGCAGAGCGCCTACACGACGACGCCAGCGATCCCGCCGATCAGGCTGCCCTCCGTCGAGCTGGCCGGGACGCCCGGAACGCCAGGGGCAGCAGGCACGCCGGGGCAGATCCCGACCGCCAGCGACTTCTCGAAGACGTGGCTGTCGCCCGGGTTCTCCGTCAGGGGGCTGCCCTACCAGGGCACCCACGCGAAGGCGTTCAACGTCCGCGGAGGCTCCGACAACTGGCAGTCGGAGAACGCGATCGACATCTACATGCCGAAGGGCACCCCGATCTACGCCCCTGTCTCGGGGACACTCGGCAATACCGGTTCGCTCGGGCAGGGTGGACGCTTCGCTGGGTTGCGCACGAACCTGTACGGCAACGGGCAGGGCTTCTACTTCGCGCACATGTCGAAGCTCGCGCCGGGGATCAAGGCCGGGGCGAAGGTGAAGAAGGGGCAGCTCCTCGGCTACTCAGGCGAGGCCAACGGCGTTCAGCATCTGCATTTCGCGGTCGAGAACGGGACGCCGCTTAGCTACTACGGAGGGAAGTGATGGCAGCAAAGAAGAAGCGCGGTAACAACAAGGTGCACACCGTCATGTCGGAGTACAAGCGCGGCCAGTTGCACTCCGGTTCCAAGCATGGACCGAAGGTGACCTCGCGCGACCAGGCAGTGGCGATTGCCCTATCCGAACAGCGGAAGGCATCGGGGAAGAAACGGAAGAAGTGAGGCGCAACGGCGTCACGAAGATCTGCCCTGTTTGTGAGGAGCCGTTCTACGTCCCCGGCTACCGCGCTGAGAGTGCGACGTACTGCTCGCGCTCCTGCTTGGCGAAGGTGCATCTCGCGCAATTCGCAGAGCATCGCTTGCAGCCAACCGGAAAACCCCCGCACCGATACAAGACGAAGATCATCAACGGTAGGCGAATCC